TCTCCAACCTGTAACCCTTTGTTCTCTTTCAACACATTCAAGATGGCAGATTCAATCGCATCGGCAAACTCAAACTTCGCCTCCTCAAACTCTTCGGCTTTCTCTCCGTATTTGTTGAATACAATCAAGTCACGGTCATCATCCCAACCGAATGGGTTTTGTTTTGACAACGCAACTAGTGCTTCTTCTTCTTCAATCTCATCAAATCCCAACTCTTTTCTTGCTTCGTTGCGGTCAATGATTCCAGCGGTGAATAATGCTTCATAGTCCAATCCGATTGGTGGCTTGTTGATGGTTTCCAACCTCACGGATGCGATAGGTTCAAGCAAGTATGAGAACACATCGTCAATCTTTTGTTGGCGTGGTTCAATGTATGCGTGGTGAAACATCTCATATGCTTCAATTAACTCCGTTCTACCACCTAACTGCCCTTCTACACGCACTCCAAACAACATTGGAGAGTTGACCTTGTGTGCAACAAATATCTCTTGTTGTACGGTCTTATTTAACAAATCAAATTGCTTGTCAAAGTCCGATGGTTGCAAATTGCTAATCACCGATGCTGTTTCTTGTGGATCGTTGTATTGGATGATAAGTCCACCCGCATTGTCCGTGCCTTGATAGTTCTCCTTGAATCGTCTTGCAGTTGCACGAGCTTCTTCAGGTGTGGGGATCCCTTTGAATAACTGGATGTGAGTTTGTGCCGTGAATCCGTTCTTGATGCTATTCAAATAGTAATTTGATATCTCGGTATCAACCTCAATGTATTTCAACGCACCAACATAATCAGGCAACGGATATTCACCTTGACCGGGACGGTAAAATTGGCAATAATAGATTTGCTTGGATTCCCTTGTGATTGGGTTGTATGGTTGGTAGTGAATCTTTTCCGCTTTTGTATCAGTCCAATCTGCACAATATACATAGTCACCCTCTAAACCTTTGCGTACATCCTTGAATGGGATGTGATAGTATTCGCTTGGTGCGGTCTTGGCTTTGTTCCAAATAACCTCTACACAAAACCCATTGAACAACTCGGCATCGTATGCAATCTTTGCTTTGAGTTCCTCATAGGTCTCATAGGCGTTGATGTTCTTTAATTTGGCTTGGGCTTTGGCGATGTCGGTGGTGTTTTGTCCGAAAACATCAGTACCAACACCAGCAATATAAGAAGCTTTTGCAGAAACGATGGCATTGTGCTTGGGTGATTTGTTAAATAATTCAACGAGAAAATCGGGATAGAGATTGTCTGCTCCGAAAGTCACGAACCCTTTTGCCTTGTTCTCCTTGAACACAGGCAGTTTGTTGTCGTGAAAATTGATCCTTTGGAATATCATCACCTACAAATAGCAATCAATCCTTTTTGTTTGAGAACTTGTCAATAGATGTGAATCCAAGACAAGCAATCACGATGAACTCAACTGCGGTCACCAGTTCAGGAGAAGGTACAATATCAGCTGGGGACAAACTATTATGAGCCATTGTGCCAAACAAAACAAAAGCACCGATGATGCCAACAAATCGTTTTGATGACATCTCTCCTTTGTCACCTGTGAAGATTTCTAAAATGCGTTTCATATGTCGGAAGATAGCAAAAGTGTGTATGTGAAAGAGTTTCCGTGCAAGGTCGCTGCCTTTTTGACAATAGCCATAAAAGAATCAAAGTCCGCTGACTTCTTAAACACCTGACATCCCTCGCTCCAGTTCTCAACATAGGTTGAATCTGCACCGGCTTTGTGAATGTTGATTCCGTAGATTCCTTCAGTAATGACCTTCTTATCAAATGTCATATCCTTATTGCTATCTCGGTATACCTTGAGTGGTTTCACTTGTCTCAACGCCTCATATTTGCCTTGATGCAGACCGATAGCGTGGCTTCCTTTGTACTGACCGGGAACTAAACGAGCAACACCTTGAGCGTTGTGAAATTCTTTCACTCCCTTTGTGCCAGGATCGGTTGTCGCTGCCCATTGTTTGAACACCCATTCACCGTTCACTTTGTAGGAAACGGTTAAAAGGTCATCAAATACATTGGTGACTTTGTTGCCGATGGTGCGGATGCCGATGATGTTCAGGTTGTAGTCACCATTCTCAAAGAATTTGTAACCTTTTGCCTTCATTGCTACTTTGATTTTTTCTATCATTTCCCTTGTCCTTTATATGGTTTGGAACTCTTGTGCTTGTTCTTCTGTTTGGTGTGTCTGCCCAATTTGTTTTTGGGTTTGGAACGAAATGTTGATGTGTTTACTTTGGCTGCCATAGGTAAACTCTAAAGTATTCAAAATCCTCTTTCCCTCCTTCGCTCACATAGTTCAAATATGCATCGTAAATCACTCCCTTGAATTGAATCGGTTGTGTGGTTGTATCAAGTCCAGCACCCACCATCTTGACTGCAAAAACCTCAATCTTCTCCTCCATCTTTTCTACCTTCTTCTCGGCTTTGACAACTGCCTGTTTTAATTCTGCTTTCTCCGCCACCTTCTCCTCCACCATCTTGTCACTCATCTTGTGTGCCTGTGCAGTTGCAACCGATGCCTCTTGTAGATGGCTGCTAATTTTCTCAAGCATCAACTCTACCTCGTCAACTGGAACGGCTTTGGTCTTGGGTTGTGGAACGGCAACGATGGCAATACACAAACAAGCTGCAAAAATCAAAGTAAAGTGTTTCATAATTTACGCATTGTGTTCATTATACGAATCTCGGTGATGGCAGCAGCCAATGCACTATCGGATTTTTTGAGAGCATATGACAAGCGGTCAATCTTCAAATCCAACGCATCTATTTTTTGGTTACTTTTTTCAATCTGTTCCTTGTAGCCCGAGCGAAGGTCAACATAAAGATAAGACACAGCCAACAGCATACAAAAAGCCACGGCAGCAATTGGGTTTTTGCGAAATTGGTCAAAACTGACTGGCAACGCATTGGGGGTTTTCTTTACGGCGGTCATTATATTACGGGATCGGGAATTACACAATAGGGTGAGTCAGGAAACTTCTTGCAATATGCTTCTAAATACAAATTGTCATCACCGCTGAATGTATGAATCCCCATTGGCGGTGGCCATACCTCAAACGGGATAAACTCTGCGGGGGGTTCGGTGTAAAACAAAATGTCAACCGCCCACTTATCGCTTAAAACTGCGGGGGTTACAACCTCCATATCTTTGATGACTGCGGGGGTAACTGGTAAAAATCCCAACTCAACTACTGCACAATCTACAAAAGAAGTTGTTTCGCCCCCGTCGGGGTTGGTTGTGGTAGTTTCTATTAACTTGCGAAGGGTTGCCCATTCGGTGGGGGTGAACTCGAATTTCAAAAAGGTTTTCATAAGGTTGTTGTTATTTTTTGGAATTGCAATCCCTTGCCCATTCCTTTTGTGATTGGTTTCATTAATTGACAGTTATAATAAACGGCTCTGCGGTCAATCTCAAATTTACTTTCAATTTCCCAAATTTTGCCTACAAATCCCGTGGTAATTTCTTGGATTAAACTTGCCGTTTCTTGTCTTTTTTTAACTCCATTTTCAATGGCTTGTCGACTTGGGCAATACCCTATTTTTGATTGCTTGACTTGTTGGCAAAAATACTCACTTCTTTTTTTACCTTTCCACGCTTCGCCTATTTTACGCTTTGCCTCATCGGTGTGCGACAAATTGTAATTTGGATGACCTTTCAACTTTTCACTTATTTTGGCTTTGGTTTCTTCGGTTGCAATGCGCCCTTTTAATTTCGCACTCATTTTTTGTTTTGATTCTTCCGAATGTTTGCCACCAAAAAAACCTTCACCGCCATCAGTCCTATTGCATAATTGTTTTTTACCATAATATGCAATTAACCATTTTTCAATTTCTTTGGCTGAATTTAATTCTATATCCGAACAAAGAACATTTACTAATACCCCATATTTATTATAATGGCGTTTCCAAATCTCACTTCTTGAACCAAAATGATAAGCCCGTTTAACATCGTTTCCAATGCCTACATAAAAGACCTCTTTACTTTCTGGTTTCATATGTATATAAACGACTGCCATTATAAACTGGTGATGGATGCAAGTTCTGCGTTTGTTAGGCGGGTTGGGAAAAGGGCGACTTGGTTGTAAATTCGACTTGATAAGTTATTTGCCGTTGTATTGTAGTTAAAATCAAATTGACTTGTAGTCGGAACAGTTCCACTTGAATCGGTTGCTATTTGTGTGCCATTTACATAAAATGCAAAATCATTTGCTTTGTATGCAAGTGCCAATTTATAGCGTTGACCAACTGAAAAAGTAAATGATTGACTAATAAATTGAGAAGTAGCATTTGCTACCTCCGCAACAATTTTAAAAACATTATCCGTATAAAGACCTATATAAGTACCCCCTGTGCCTAAAAATGCAATCCACTTTGCAAGTTCATCGTATCCCTTAAATTCAAAATCCACAAACAACACCCCCTCCGTCTGCCCTATCAAACTACTAATACCCGTTTTGCTACAAGCATCCGCCACCCTTGTAGCGCTTGATGCTTGACTCGGTATGTACGATGTCGCATAGGTTGCGTTGGCTTCGCCTTGAAGCCCCCAAATGTAAAAAGAACCCCCATTCATAGTTACACTCGTTGGGGATTGCAAAGCAACTTGGCCACTCGTCCCCGTTGGTGTTGCTCCAAATGTTATACGAAACCATCCATTCCCAAAATTGGTGCTCGAAATGTAAATTGCATTATTTATGCTTGTAACTTCTCCCGTTTCTAAATTCACACGAACGGTTGGTCGTGACCAAACCGTTGGTCCCGAAAGTCGTATGTCTAAAATGTTTGTACCTGCATCGGAAGTAAATGAAGCGTTCAATTTAATGAAAAATGAAACAACAAAAGGTTGACCAATTACCAAACTTGAAGTAGTAATGTCGCTTTGAAATGTAACACTCCCCGAAGTTGTAGGCGATAAAAGGTCTGCGTTTTGCGTTCCATCGGGTGAAATTCCATAATTCGCAGTACGAGACATATTGGTAAATGACCAATTTGCCGTGGTTTGGCTATTTGGAAATATATTCGTCCTCTGCGGTTCCAACAACAAACTAGGACACCCCCCGCCCCCATTTTGATAAGTTAATCGGGGTACATTTAGGCGGTCGGTAGTGGGGAAATAGGGCTTGGCGGTTGAGCCGTAATTGATTTGCGGAAAACAAATGTCTACACTTGTTGCGGTTGTTCCCGTTAAATTTGTTACATAAAAATGGATTCCGTTTCGTGTACCCGATGGCATTGTGTAGGCAAAATCATAACGAACCCAAGCGTTTGTCAAAGTAAAAATTTGCGATGTAAAAAAATAATCGCCCGTATTGCCTCGCTCAATAGCCACTCCAATCGTTCCACTACCTTTCAAATATACTGATGTGTTTATTACCGTACCCCCTGGCAAATCCATAGGATTGCTAAATTCGGCAATATAGTCGGTATTACTACCACTTGAAATGTTACTCATTGTTACGGCATTTGTCGTGCCATACGCATCGGTTATTCCCGTTGTAATCGTTACTCCCGCAGTTGACCAACTGCCTAAATTTGAACTTTGCTCTACAAAATTCCACGGGCAAACCTCAACCAATCCCGCACTATTTATGCGTGTGCCGTTGGATGCACGGGTGAAAGATAAATCTCCGTTTCCGTTGGTGGGAATTTGAGAATATACAACATCCTCTTTGTATCCGCTTGGTATCATCACAAGCGATGCTTGACTCAATAAGTTGCTCATAAGTTGTTAAGTTTACGCAATAGACAAGAGATACCTTCATAGTAGCCACCATCACTAGTGATACGTGCCTTGTATCCTTGCACGATGTCCCACGCTTGACCTTTGTATAGACGGCTTCGTGTGCCAATTCCTACGCCTATCATTTTAATAACCGATTACCGATCCTGAAGAGATGATGAACCCTGTGATTTTTGAAGAACCACCAGCGGGAAGATACGCACCTTGTTGCAAAGTGACTGCACTCAATCCTCGTGCTGAAAGTACATTTGTACCGTCAACGGAGAAAGATGTGAACACGGTGTCCTCTTGAACCACAAGAGCTGAATAACCGACTC